GGCAACCTCTCTTTCCGACTCAGCCCCTCCCAGGTGTTCTGGGAGTACAGCGTGGACACCTGCGTCACCAACACGGTGGGCGGCCGTGTCGTGCAGGTGTATGGCACCACCCTGGGTGACATGACCGTGCAGGGACTGTTCGGCGTGGACCGGGCGAACAAGGTGGAGTCCTGGGAGATGGCCGAGAGCTTCCAGGCGAGTATCGCGCAGATGATCAATCAGCAGGGGGCGCGACCCACCATCGCGCAACTCAACGGCACCGACCCCACACCGATGCTTCAGCCTTTCCGGTTCATGTATTCCGATCCGACCCACAACTGGGATTTCAACGTCTACATCAAGTCCTTCAAGGACGCCTACAACCCCAATGCCGGGGTGGAACACACCACGGGGAAGTACTCTTACGGCTACACATTGACCCTGTTCATCGACCAGGACAACACCGGTCAACTCGCCACGGTCGCTCAGGACCAATTCATTTCGCGGCTCAGTGACGGTTTGGGTTGGCAGCGCACGCCGTACCAGGGTCACATGACCATCGCGGATCTTCAGAGCTACCTGCAACAGAACAGTCCCGATGGCACCATCCACGGACTCGTCTTGCAGGAATTCACGAACGCGGCCGAAGGCCAGGTCCCCGGATTCGGCTCGGCCACCAGCCCGATTCCGGGTGGCGCCAGCATTGTCAACCAATTCGGGTCAGGAGGCTGAGAAATGGGATCAGATCTGTGGGGCACCGACACGCCGGTCTCCATGCCCGAACCGCTGCCGGCCAACACGACCATTCATGTCGACATGGGCGGCTTCGGTTTCACCTCGGGTGGTATCGCCCACAACTTCAGCGAAGCCGACCTGGAAACCCTCACGTCACCGACCTTTCTGCCGGCCGTTTCGCTGGAGGGTAATCGATGACGGGCACCGCGCAGACCAGCGGGCCCTTCAGCAACGTGACGTTCGCTTTCACCACCGGCAGCTCGACGCAGACCTTCTCGACACGGTGCTACGGCCTGAACCATGGCTACGACGTCGTGGCCACCGAATCACATGCCCGGACGGCCCGCGCGTTCTATCCTCGTCAGCGCGCTCTGAGTCAGTTCTCCCTGACGCTGCAATTGAAGGGGTATGCGGACTACAAAGCGTTCATGGATTTCATGCGCGCGTACGTCACCAACTTCGCCCAGGCTGCCTCGGGGTCGATGACCGTCAGCGTGCCCTCGCGCAACTTCATGCGTTACGGCGTACCGATCGACGGTATCGCCGACGGTGACCACGTCGGCGCGATCCTCTTCCAACCCGTCGTGGTCTTCGAGCCGGTCTATGATCCACTGGACACCCAGTTGTTCACCACCACCGCGAACGCGTCTCAAGTGGACCTCGGGAAGTCTCAGGCCGACGAGGCCGCGACCTTCTTCTATCCGGTGACCGCGTCCACCAACAACCCCAACGCCACGGGAGAGAGCTTGTACGACGCACCGGCTATTGTTAGCCCATTGTTGCCACCGCCCATCCCCATTCCTGGGCGGCCCGGCTTCATCTCGCCGGACTAGGAGTTCGCGGTGGCCACCTTTATCTACAGCCCGACAATCACAGTTCACGTCGAGGTCACGAACAAGCAGAAAAAGCAAGAAATCATCGACATCAGCCAGGACCTGATCGCCGGAAAGTTGAACCTGCGCACCAACGGTATGCACTTGTTCCAGTTCCAGCTTCAGAACGCGCAACGCAAGTACGACAGCCTCATCAGGCCGATGGACCGCATTGTCATCTCGATGAGCCGCATCGGTTCACCGTTGCGGGTGTTCTCCGGTTACCTGAACAACGGCCCGATCTTCTCGGTGTGGCCACGCGTGCTGAACATGACCGCGTCGTGCACCCTGAAGAAACTCCAGTTCTGGTACTGGGACGCCAGCTCGGTGGCCAGCCAGAACCTGATCATGAGCTGGCAGCAGTCCCAGGCCACGAACAGCAACGTCACCAACAACGGTGCCGGTACCCAGCCGAACGCGGCCGACGGTGGCATCCGCGACATGGTGATCCAGCTCCTGACCGAGGTCGTCGGCTGGCCCCAGGAGCAGATCCACATCGGCGCGATCCCGGATCGCTGGTTCGACTTCGCGACCAGTGTCGGTGACGAGATCGTCAAGGCATCCGACGAGTCGGCCCTGATCGGCACCCTCGGTGGTGGCGCGGCCGTCGGTGGCAGCAGCCTGACCAGTAACTCCTCGCTGCCGGCGGGCAACTACGCCGGAGTCGCCCTCAATGCCACCCAGGCGGCCAATGCCGCCATCATCTACAACGTGGCCGCGACGCGTGGCCTGACCCCGCACGACGCCGCCCTGGGCATCGGCACGGCCATGCAGGAGTCCAGCCTGACCAACCTCAAGGGGGGCGACAAGGACTCCGTGGGGCTGTTCCAGCAGCGACCCAGTCAGGGCTGGGGCACCGTCGCCCAGATCGAGGATCCCCAGTACTCGGCTGGCAAGTTCTTCGACGCTCTGGTCAAGGTCCCCAGCTACGAGACGTTGCCCTTCACCGCCGCCGCGCAGGCCGTGCAGCGTTCCGGCATTCCTGGGGCCTATGCGAAGTGGGAGAACTTCGCCAACGCCGTGGTCGCCGTGCTGGTCAAGAACGGCCAGACGCAGAGCAACGCCTCCAGCTTGACGGGCGGCGCGGGCGGAGCGGGTGCGCTGGCCAGTGGCGGCGCGACCGGCACCAACATCGCCTCGGTCGCCTTCAACTTGATCAAGAGTCACCCGCCTGGCTACATCCGGTACCAGGAAGGCGGTGACTCCGCGTTCAACGACCCGGACCCGCGCGTGCTGGATTGTTCGAGCTTTGTGGACTGGGTGTACTACCACACCGTCGGGCGACCGCTGAATCCCGCTGGTGGTCGCACCACGGCCCACACCGAAGGGCCGATGTGCGTGAACATCGATGTCGAGGACGCCAAGAATATCAAGGGCGCGTTGCTGTTCATCGGTCCGGTGGGCAGCGAATCACACGTCGAGGTGTCCCTGGGCAACGGCTATACCGCCGCCGCACATACCAGTCATGTGCCTTTGGCCCAGCAGGTGGACATCCAGCAGGCCGGCGGCTTCACCCACGGCGGCCTACTACCGGGCATCAACTATTCCAACGCGGCCACCACTCCAGCCGCCGCGCACCTGATCACAACACTGTTGCACTACAAGACCACCACCAGCGACCCGAACCAGTTCGGCCCGGCCGCCACCGCGACCAACCCCAACAACCAGAGCGGCAGCGGTACGACCGATCCATTCAACGCGCTGGTCAACGTCTATACGTGGGGATTTAACCCGAGCAACGACTTCGATGTGTTCGCCGGCCCGCGCGCGATGATGAACGACGAACCCATCATGCCCTATATCTCCAATTTGCTCGGGGCGTCGATGCGGTCGTGGTGTTCGGCGCCCAACGGAGACTTCATGGCGTGGTTCCCGGACTATTTCAACATCTGGGGCATCACGGCGATTATGAATGTCAAGGCCATCGAATTGATGGACTTCACCGTCGACTGGTCCGATCAGCAGATCGTTACTCACCAGTATGTTGTCGGCGTGCCCCAGGCGCTGTTCGACACCTCGTCGGGTTCGGTGTCGCCCTACGACCCTACCGGTGGACAGGGGCAGCTCTATTGGGAGTTGTATACCCAGGGCGTGGCCACGATGGACTTCCCGCAGATCTTCCGGGCTATCTTCGGTCAGGACGCCACCACCGAATTCGTGCAGAACTACCTGTCGCGCTTCGGCGGTCGTCCCAACATGATTACCATCCCGACCATCTCTCAGGGGCGGCCGGAGTTCTTCATGGCGTTGTACTTGTTCATGCAGCGGTGGGCGAACCAATTCCAGGCCAACGTACCCATGACGTTCATGCCCGAGTTGTGGCCCGGCATGATCCTGCGCTTGTCGGAATTCAACTTCCAGGCGTACATCACCGAGGTCGAGCACACCTTCCAGTTCGGCCCCGACGGGGGCTTCCAGACCAACGCCCAGATCTGCGCACCGGCTCGGATCGATGACCAGACCTCCATGTTCGGCCTACTGCCGCTGGGTGGCCAGGTCTACGCCAAGCCGGTCAACCCGAACAAGCCCATCGCACCGCCGACGAACACCACGGGCGCCCCACCGCTGCCACTGCCCTCGGTGAGCACCAGCACGACCGGCGTCGGCGCGCTACCGCTGCTCTCGGGAGGCAACTGATGACCAGCGGCGTCAGCCAACCTACTAACCCTGGTAGTACGAGTCGGGGGTACGCCTGGGTACCCGTCACCGTGCAATCGGTGTCCGGCAACGTCGCCACGGTCATCGACACCACCACCCAGACCCGACAGGTCTCCATCACCAACATGCCGGCCAAGGGTGTGCCGCCAGCCCCGGGCGAGCAGTGGCTGATCCACCGCCAGTACGGTGCCTGGACCTTCGGTCTGTGCCTGAACACACCGACGGCGCTCCAGGAAGCCGATATCACGGGTCTGGTCGACGACCTGGCCGCACTGAACACACGCACGCACCTGCTCGATATTTTGCTGGGCGGCGCGCGAGTGGGTTATACGCAATTGGCCGCCCCCACTAACGCCAGTCCCAGTGGAACTGGCTACATCACCACGTTGAGCGGTACCTCTCCCATGGGTATCGTGTTCATCGCGCCCCCCTCCGGAATCACGACAGTCGATTTCGGTATGGATATCACTACGAATACCACTACTGGAGCGACCATCGACGTGTCGATCGCTGTATCGACCGGTGATGTGATCGGATCGGGCGGCGCTACTCTCACTGCCAGTGACAACAACTGCTTCACCACGAACTCTAACGTCACGGTGCCTGGCACGCGATCAGTGCCGGTGACCGGCCTGACACCAGGAGACGAATACAATGCGTTCTTCAAGTGGAGAAATGAAGTGTCAGGCGCACTCCTGGCTGGATCGCATGCCTGGATGAAGACCACTCCTGAGTTGGCGTGAGCCTGCCTCGGGTTCATGAACCACGCGATAAGAGCTGAAGGGAGGCACGTGTGCAGACCTTGGCTTTGGTCCATGGCGACTTGTCGATCGACAGCTCTGGGCAGTATGCGACATTCTCGGGAGCAGATCGCATCCGACAAGATATGACGCTGGCCCTCACGGAGATCTACGGCGCCAACAAGTTCCACCCTAAATGGGGCTCTATTCTGGAGAACTATATCGGCAACCCGTTGACGACGAATCTCCAGCAACTGGTGCAGGCGGAAGTCAACCGTGTCGTCCAGAACTACATCGTGCTTCAGCAGGCTCAAGTACTGCGGAACACGACCTACGACATCTCCGGTGTCTTCGACACGTCCGACGTCGTGCAGGCGGTCGGCCCCATCTCCGTCAGCAATGCGATGGACACCATCTACGTCTCCGCCACACTGACCACGGTGGCTCGACAGACCATCACCATCACGCGTCAGGTAGGAGCCTCGTCATGACGCAGCCCACCACGGCCGACATCGTCGGGAAAATGGTCGCAGCCCTGCGGGTCTCCGAGCCGAATCTGGATGCTTCGGTGGGCACACCGCTGCGGGACATCCTCGACGCGGTCAGCGACCAGATCGCCGAGGCATACACCGACGGCTACCTGATCGACTACCAGTACGACATCGACTCCAAGGCCGGTGGCGACCTCGACGACTTCTGCTCCCTGTTCGGGATCACCCGCATTCCCGCCCAGCGCGCGACCGGTGTGTTGACCTTCAGTCGACCGACGGACTCCACCACTCTCCAGACGCTCACCACGATTCCGCCCGGCAGCCAGGCGATCGCGATGACCAACCCGATCGTCTACGCCCAGACCACCGTCAGTGCCGTCATCTCACCGGGCCAGAGCACCGCCGACGTGCCCGTGCAGGCCGTGGTGGCCGGCACCAATGGCGATGTGCCGGCGGGCCTGCTCAACACGCTGGCGTCGGCCCTGGGCGGTGTGACGGGGTGCGTGAACACCCAGGCGCTGACCGGTGGCCAGGACCAGGAGACCGACGACCAACTGCGGACCCGGTTCAAGCAGACCGTGTTCCGCTCCCTGGCCGGCACCGCCGCGATGTACCAGGCCATCGCCCAGGCCATCGCTCCGGACCCCACACAGCCCTCCAGCTTCGCCGTGAGTCAGGTGAACATCCTCGGCTCGTCCAAGCGCTGGCGCGAGCAGCTCCAGGTCAGCAGTG